TGACAGAACTGACAAAGGGGATATTCAAACTCCTTAAAAGACTCATTGGCGAGTCTAGTATTGCATTAGCAATCATTTATACTATTGGGCATATCTTTATTGCCACAATCTGCAACTGGTTAATTACCGGTGCAGATATGGAGTTAGCGGCTATTGATGCAATTGTAGAACCCATCATTAACGGGATTTGGTTCTATACACTCCATAAACTAGCAAAAAGATTTATAAAGAATGAATGAAAAACAAACTTATCTTGGCAATTCCCAAGTAAAAAAAGATGGTGTTGAACAAGGCTGGACTAAAGAGGACATCGAAGAGTATAAACGATGTATGAAAGACCCGGTGTATTTTGCCGAGAAATATGGTAAAGTTATTCACCTAGATAAAGGTCTAGTTCCTTTCAAGCTATATCCTTACCAGAAAGAAATGTTTGATCACTTCCAGAATAATAGATTCTCGATTGTACTGGCCTGTCGTCAGTCTGGTAAGTCTATTAGTTCGTGTATGTACATTCTATGGTATGCACTTTTCCATTCAGAAAAAACCATTGCAGTACTGGCTAACAAAGGTGCTACAGCCCGTGAGATGCTTTCTCGTATTACTCTTGCACTTGAAAACGTACCATTCTTCCTACAGCCCGGAACCAAGGCACTCAACAAAGGTTCTATTGAATTTTCAAACAATTCTAGAATTATGGCAGCAGCAACTTCTGGTTCTTCTATTCGTGGTCTTGCAGTAAATTTATTGTTTCTGGACGAGTTTGCATTTGTAGAAGATGCAGCAACATTCTATACCTCTACCTATCCTGTTATTACATCCGCTGAAGGTTCTAGAGTTATCGTAACCTCTACAGCTAACGGTATCGGTAATCAGTTTCATAAACTCTGGGAAGGTGCAGTTCAAGAAACAAATGACTATAGACCTTTTAGGGTAGATTGGTGGGACGTACCAGGACGTGATGAAGAGTGGAAACGTCAAACTGTTGCCAACACATCAGAGCTTCAGTTCCAGCAAGAATTTGGAAATACGTTCTTCGGCACAGGTAATACACTTATCTCTGCTGATGCACTAATGAATATGAAAGCGGTAAATCCTATTGCTGACCTTGATAATGTAAAAGTCTATGAAGAACCAAAAGCAAACCATGATTATATTATGACTGTAGATGTTGCTAAAGGTCGTGGTCAAGACTATTCTACATTCAATATTATTGATATATCAACTACTCCATTTAAACAGGTTGCTTGTTATAGAAGTAATATGATTTCACCTATTCTTTTCCCAGATATTATTCATAAATGGGCAAAGAGATATAATGAAGCATATGTTATTATTGAATCAAATGATGCAGGTTCTGTAGTTGCAAATGGACTTTACTATGATATTGAATATGAGAATATGCATGTAGAGTCCATGATTAAAGCAGGTGCAATTGGTATGACTATGAATAGAAAAGTAAAGCGTATTGGTTGTTCTAATCTAAAAGACTTGATTGAAGAAAAACGATTGCATATTGTTGACTTAGATACGATTAGTGAGTGTTCTACTTTTGAAGCAAGGCGTGATTCTTTTGAAGCATCTGATGGCAACCATGATGACTTGGTTATGAACTTGGTTATGTTTGCATGGTATGTTGGCAGTGAAGCATTTGTTAATCAAACTGATGTAACAATGAAACAATTGCTATATGAAGAGAAAATGAAAGCAATTGAAGATGAAATTGTGCCTGTAGGAATTATTGATGATGGACTAGAAAAAGAAGAAACAGAAGTGCATGGTGGTGATGTTTGGATATCAACTAACACAGAAATGTTCTAAAATCAGATATTTATAAATATTATCGTGTTTTGAAACTGACTTATCATGTGTAACTTATTATTAATTCAAACGAAAAATAAGAGGACTTACAAATGGCTTTATTTTCGCCTTCCGAGTCTCCCGCAGTAACCTTTAAAGAAGTTGATCTTACCGGTATCGCACCAAACGTTCAAACAACCACTGGTGCTTTTGTTGGTAATTTTAATTGGGGTCCAGTTGATACTCCTACTTTAGTTAGTAATGAAGCCAATTTGGTAGAAAGGTTCTCTGCACCGGACACAAACAATAGTGTGGACTTCCACACCGCCGCATCTTTCTTAACTTATTCCAATAGTCTCTATGTAATTAGAGGTGCAGAATCCGCTGCTGTCAATGCGTATGATTCTGATGGAAGTGTATCAGCACCTACTATTGATAATAGAGTAGATTTTGATAATCAAATTTCTACACTTGACACAAGTGGTCATACTTTTATTGGTAAATGGAGAGGTTCTTTAGGTAACTCTCTTAAAGTAGAGATTTGTCCAGCTGATTCCGCTTCTGGTCCTGGTACAGTATTTACTGGATGGGCTTACAAAAACGAATTTGACTCTAAACCACAAACTTCTACATATGCATCTAATAAAGGTGCTTTGAATGATGAAGTTCACGTTATCGTAATTGATGAAGATGGAGAATTTTCAGGAACTAGAGGAACAGTTCTAGAAAGATATCCATTCTTATCTTTGGCATCTGATGCTAAGAACACAGATGGTTCTAGTAACTACATGATTGATGTAATTAATAACAACTCTAGCTATGTTTGGGCAGCAGGATTTAATTCTGATTTGACCAATACAGCTAATGCTGGCACAGACACTGTTAATGGTAGAGATTATGTATTGAATACTGTTGCAATTCAATCGTCTTCTCTGGTAGGTGGTGCAAATTCTGGAACTTTGTCTCCAGCAACAATTAATGCTGGATATAATCTTATCCAAGACCCAGATACCTATCAAGTTGATTTCTTGATTGGTCCTGCATTACCTTCTAATAATGATAGTGCTGATGCAATTGCTGAAAACTTGATTACTATTGCAGGAACAACACGTAAAGATTGTGTTGCTGTAATCTCTCCACCAAAATCAAAGGTGGTTAATAATAGTGGTTCTGAAGTAACCGATGTAATCGCATTTGCTGATGGTCTCGCTGCAAGTTCGTATGCTATTGTTGATGATCAGCACTTAAAAGTGTTTGACAAATACAATGATGAATTTATTTTCATCCCAGCATCAGGTTCTACAGCTGGTCTTATGGCTAGAACAGATAGAGATGCAGCGCCTTGGTTCTCACCTGCCGGTGTAAATAGAGGCACATATTTCAACGTTGTAGGATTGTCTCACAATACGACTAAATCTCAGAGAGATTCACTTTACAGATCAGGAGTTAATCCAATTACAAACTTGCCTGGTCAAGGGGTAACTCTGTTTGGTGATAAGACTTTATCAAGAAAACCTTCTGCATTTGATCGTATCAATGTGCGCAGACTGTTTATCACCCTTGAAAGGTCAATTAGTCGTGCAGCAAGAAATGTTCTCTTTCAATTGAACGATGAATTTACAAGAGCAGAATTTGTAAATATTGTTGAACCAGTTCTGAGAGACGTTAAAGGTCGTCGTGGTATTACTGACTTCAGAGTAGTTTGTGACGAAACAAACAACACTGCTGCTGTAATTGATCGTAATGAATTCGTTGCTACCATCTTCATTAAACCTTCCCGTTCTATTAACTACATTACTCTTAATTTTGTAGCAACTAGAACTGGTGTAGATTTTGAAGAAGTAGCTGGTCAATCAGCATAACCGCAATTAAGGAGATATAAAGATGGCTATTCTTGGAGTTGATGACTTCAAAGCAAAACTGAAAGGTGGTGGTGCTAGACCTAATTTATTTAGAGCAACGATCAACTTTCCCGCTTATGCTCAAGGTGATGTAGAAATCACCTCTTTCATGTGTCGGGCAGCTCAACTGCCTGGTTCTATCATGTCTGAAATTATTGTACCTTTCCGTGGTCGTGAGTTGAAGATTGCTGGTGACAGAACATTTGATGTTTGGACACCAACAATTATCAATGACACTGACTTCAATGTCCGTAATGCTATGGAACGTTGGATGAACGGTATCAATGCTCACTCTGCAAATACTGGAATTGTTAATCCTACAGATTATCAGACAGACTTGGTTGTAGAGCAACTTGACAGAGATGGTTCTACTCTTAAAACCTACAACTTCCGTGGGTGTTTCCCAACTAACATTGATCCGATTGACCTGTCCTACGATCCAGCGGCAGCTATTGAGGAATTCTCTGT